TTTTTAGGATCAACTTGTCGCCATCTGTAGTAGTTTTCGGTTTCATCCACTTTATAATGTTTTAAGTTGTGTTTTATTAACCAGTCTAAACAATCTTTTTCGCTATTTAAATGTTTATTGAATAATACAGATTGAATGACTGACATTTTAGCATATATATTTATGGCAATATTTTATTTAATAATTCTTTTAATATCTGTTGCCGACTTTCTCAATTCTCTTTTACGGGAATTAATAATTTCTTTATTGGCCTCATAATATTTTTTTTGTGATGCTCGAACTTTATCCCTATTATTATTTCTATATTTAGCCTGATTAATATTTATAGAATCCTTATTTTTATCAACCCATTCTTGTAATGTTTGTGTTGGTAAATTTTTATTTATGGCATTTTCAGTATTATCAATAAAATATCTTTCTCTCTTTAATAATTCATTTTTATTACCACACGGAAAATTTTCAATTAAAACTATATTATAATTTCCACCCAATATTATTTCTTTGCTTTTTATATTTTTACCTGTTTGATTTTTAGCACTAAACACGTGATTGCTCAATCTATCGCATAAATATTTTTGTGTTGTGCTTCCTATATAACATTTTCCAGTAATATTGCAAACAATTTTATATATCTTAGAATTATTATAATTCGACATTTTCGTTTTTTTTCGTTTCGGTTATATTATATATTATTATTTGTTTAATAGGTCTCCAAGCATCTTCTTTAATATAATGTCATTTTGTCGGCGGTCGTCGCTCCATAGTTCTAAAAATTGCGGATAGTCTTCATAATGTGTGGTATGATAGTCGCACAGAATACAATATCGCCCGCAATTCTGTGATTCGTAATCTTGTATATCTCTATTATTTATAGCATAAGGCCTAAATGGTTTTAAAAACTCTTGAACTGCAATTGGGGGATTGAAACCAAAACTATCAAAATATAGGCCGTTGCCATCTTCAAATATTTTTGCAAATATCCAATGTGTCCCGTTGCCTTTATCGCTGTCTTGCATATTGATATAATAACTCCCAACCTGTCGAGGATGGTTTCCTTTAATCAACTCATCTTTACTAACTACATCAACAATCGGCAAATTTAATTTATGTGCCATATTTTCCAAATCTATATTTGTCATCATTTTTGAATAAGGGTCTTAAAAAAATAATGTTATATATTAAGCAATATATTTTATTTTATAGTTTATTATAGTGATACATATTTATGTTGTTGCATATCATAGTGTTGATGAACTCCTCCGCCTGCAGTTGTGAAACTTCCGCCACTCATAGATCTATGAACACGACCCAAAGGATTATATCCGCCATTTTGATTAACATTACTAAAAAATGGATTCATCTGTGGGGAATTTACTCTGGCATATGGTGAGCCCAATTGAGTAACTCCTGAGGGCTCTGGTGGTGGGGCAATATGTCTGCTATGTGCTCTTACAATAGCGCCCCCATGTAGAGAGTGTTTATGGTGGGTTCTTAAATGCTTATGGTGCCTAAGCCCCTCACCCATATTATGTGCAATGTGTGTTCCAAGTTTATGGCCAAATTGTGCTCCATATTTTGAACCCAGTTCGGCGCCCCTTTCAGCATCAAAACCTAATTTAGATGCGGCCAAGTGTCCAAGATGGTGTCCCGCGTGATGGCCTACATGTTCGACTACTTTTGGAATATGGTGTTTTACAACAGCCTTAGCGGCGGATTTAAGAGTATCAAAAAACCCTTCGCCTGCTTTAAATTTTAGCAAGTGGTGTTTTCCTTTGTGATGTGCGGCTCGCATCTTCTTTAATGTGGTTGGATGCAATACTACTATGTGTTTTCCAAGGTGATGTAAGTGATGTGGATTTATTACTAAACCAAGACCCATAGATAGGGCTTCCACTTCATCGTGGTCTAAATCCATTGGAACTGCGTGCATTCTGAGAATGGTCTTTATAAGACTTGACTCTGAGAGTAAAAAAATAAGTTGAAAAAAATTAAGATTATTATATTTATTACTTTATATTATTTTTGAAATTAATTAATTAAGCAATCTCTTGACCAGTTGCCATATTGACCGTAATACTTTTTTCATACTCTACAAAGACCATAAGATCTATAGCAACATTTGCCAAGTTCTGACATTGAATTTGAACAGACCTTGCCATACCTTCCTCACTTGGAATAATACGACTTGCATTACCAACATAATATCTATATAGGTATTGCCATTCTTTGAACCCAATAAGACCAGACCCAAGACCAGTAGTTAGTGAGCCGTTCAACTGGTTAATGGAAACCATTTGTTCATAAAAGTCTTCAAAGTTGTATTGCAATTGTTGAATAAATAAGTTAGTGCCAGAAATAAGAATTTGGAAGTTTCCAAGAGGGATAGGATCGGGGGTTGCTCCAGTTGTGGAAAATGGAGATAATAGGGTTGATGAAATAACGGGTTGCACACCTACAGCGGTTGCAACATTTGCATTGGTTGTTAAAGATGTATACACCTGAGATGCTGAATTAACTCCATTAGGTGATGATGTACCTGAAGATGTCAATAACGGTACGACTATTACGTTCTTAATATTAGGAATCCCGTTACTAACCAATATGTTAATATTAGCCCCAATTGATTGGTTAGGGAAATAAAATTGGAAGATGTCATTGTATAGGATTTTCTTAGTGGGAGTTAATTCTAAGAAACGAGTTTCGGCCAATGGGTTCATAGCAAATGCGGGTGCATACAATCTGCATTGTGTAATTGGGCAAGTTGCGGTAGAACTAATTGGGAACTGTGCAGTAAATTGGCACTTAGCAATAGAAACAGCAAAATTAACAGTTTGTGCAACTGCCGCAATAGGATTTCCATTTGGGGTTCCTGCATTAGAGTTGGCAATTTGTAGAGGATTAATATTATAACCTCCTTGTCCTAAATCATTAGATGCTAACATAAGCGGGTTAGTTGCACCTCCTCCCAAAATATATGGTGATGTGGTTAAACTAATTCCGCCATATGAAGTCTCATAAGCGGACGATAAAGTACCTTGTACAACAGGTGGCCCATTGGTACCTGTAACAGCGGGAACTACTGTAATTTGTCCGTTAATATACTGTGCAGTAAATGAGCACTGGTTAGTATTCAAATAAATTCTCATTGTAGATCCTTTTAGCAATGGTAATTTTTCAAAGAAGTTGCAAATATCCTTAAGTCTAATAACTGCGGGGATTTGAATAATTCTGCAAGCAGTTCCGCCATTGTTGCTAATGTTTGCCTGAAATAAAGTTCCCCAAGCATTTACCGCTGAAGCAGAGCCTGTAGGTGTTGATGTGGATAATAGCAATCCCTGATTAGCGGAAACGCTGGAAATTGTAAATGACCCAGCAAAACCAAGACCAGTATTTGCACCTGCATTTGCATATGCGACTGAGTATGTGTAAGCGGTTGGGGTTCCAGTTGTGGTGGTTGCTGAATCAAAATTAATCCAAGATTGTCTTTTTTGTAATCCACAGTTATGCAACATTCTTAGAGTTGCATTTGGGGTTGTGCATTTAGTTGTAAAGTTATATACAGCTGGAATTCCACCAGCGGATACTTGGCCAGTATTTCCTTGGAACGATAGGAAAGCATTAAGTTCTACATATTCGCAATTTCTGTTATTACTAAGACCAGTGCCAGAAGTATTTAATTGATTTTCTGTTGCAGCGGCCAACACAATATTACCATTATTTTGAATAATGTTATTATATACCCAAGAGTCCGCAGTATCTGGATAGAAACCACAAATTGCGCCCCAGTTCTGAACATCAGCATATGACCACGATGTAAGGGCGCGGAAACTACTAAATACATTTAAAAATGGCACCTGCTGAACTACATTTCTGTTGTTAAATTCAACAGTCATTGCATGGATCATCTGCCAATATCCGTTTTTCATACCAACAACCCAATCATAGCAGGCCGTTGTTGATAGGGCGGTTGCACCAGCGGGTGCCTCAAATTGTATAACCAATGGCATTAAAATAAAAGCCTCAGACCATCCAATCCACATCAATTTTGTTATTAATCTCTTATTGTCTCCAATAAGTTCAGACTATATCTTAAGAAATCATCATAGGTTGCTAATCTATTCATTCCCACTACCATTTAGTCGTTGAGCCTTCCCCATATCCTTGCATAACGGACTTAGGGGCTTGGTTGCGGATTGTCTCTATTCTATAACTTTTTACTATACCTATAGTAGTTAACTATAGCCATTATAATATTTCTATTATAACTTAGTATTATAGACCTAACGAGATATCCCCGCAATTTGGAAGTGTCGCCCTATAACCATTTTAACAAATGGCTATAGGACTTGCCCACCTTTTGGATGGACACGGGCAGTGTGGAGGTTTACCCGAGTTACTTAAACTGGTAGTATCCAGTACAATTTGGGAACTGTATGACCCATTATTGTTATCATTCACATACAAATATTGCTTGGAGGTAAATTCACTTGTAGTGTATAATTCGGTAGAAACCGCATCTTCATACACGAGATGATCGCCCATTTTCTTTGTTTGAAATTAACCAAAAAATATTAATGTGATATTTATGTTATTATATTTATAGATACATAAAACAAAAAAAAATAATTAATTATGGTATTATTTTATCCAAATGAAATATATTTCTTTAGCGGTCTTGTTTTCTTAATTGATAGGTGTTTTAACTTTTCGGTGGCTCGTCTTACTGAGTGGCTCTCTGATGCTTTATGCACACCTTCCCCATAAACTTCTGCTGGCTTATGTCTATCCATATTCATATGTTGTCTTCGTGGATGATGGAGGGTTGTCCTCGTATTTCCAATTAACATTGGATGCACTCGTAATCTCATTTTTTATTTGCTTATATTATATAATATAAAATAATTATTTATTTTATTAATCCCATTTCACCTTCATCTGAAATATTAACTAATATAACAATCGTAGGGTCTTGTATGGCAACCGCTCTTTGATTTTGGTCTAAAATCTGGATAACAAATTCGTTGTAATTTCCTTCCAATACATCGATGAATGACATCTGAGGGGGAATAATACTAAAATAAGACCCAAAGGTTGCAGTTGCTGGAATTCCAAAAGAATATAGCAAACTATTTGGGATAGAGTATTTATTATTTATTAAACTACACGTTAAAGTAAAGCTGGCAACTGGTGATACTTGCGGAGTTGTTTGCGATAAGAAAGAAACAACTGATGTTTTACCATATGGGGCGCTGGCCGTAGTTGGTTGTGTCCAACTTGTGGTATTATTAGTTGTGATGGTTGCTTGTGCCGTATTTAATGGATAATATCCAGTGGCGAATCCCAAAACAGATTGAAAGTTATTGTTTAATATATAAAACATTGGGTAAATATATTGTGTTGTTATTGTTGGGATTGCCCAAGTTGCACCAGTTGGTAAAGTCCATCCATTTGCAGTTGCTAAGGTTGTATTTAGTCCAAAGGTATTTAGGCTCACCGCATAGTATGTTGGGTTTGTGGTAATTGTCAAAAAATACACATAAAACCCGTTACTTGTTTGTTTTAAATAATGTAGTCTTGAAACCATTATTGAGTGAATAAAATCATTCATGGCGGTTACATCATAAAACCCATCTGGAAAGGTTATTGTGTAAGTCTGGCCATCAAACCAAATATAATCGAATGTATTATTTTGATAAGCGGCGGTTATGTTGAATGTACTGTAATACATAGAAAAAGATGTAAGTGCCAACTTTTGCCCCTTCTTTAAAATTATAGATGTTGGAAATCTATAAGCAAGATTTGAGTTGTTGGTGTTTGGCAAAATGTTTGAACTGTTTAGAATTAAAGTCTTCATTTTAAAAAAAATATATTTTATTATATTATTATATATATATTAAGTTGTGATGAAAATAATAGAAATTGTTAAAAGCCCAAGGAAGGGAAAACGGTATAGGGCTATATTTGACGATAATAGTAAGATAGATTTCGGGCTTGATAATCCGCGATATGGCACATACTTAGATCATCATTCAAAGGAAAAACGGAAGGCATATTGGGCAAGACATTATGGTAGTGAATCGGAAAGAGAATTATTACGTTGGATTATTCCAAGTGCATCGACCCTGTCCGCTTTTCTCCTGTGGGGGACTACTACAGACTTAAAAAAAAATGTAGAAGAATTAAATGATATTTGGGCAAATCAAGAATTTAGGCATTATTAAGTTCTAAAAGATATTCATATGCTTTTGATTTGCTTATACGACTTTCA